ACCGTTCTTTGCATCGAGCGGGGTTTCGCCATCGGCATATTCCATCACACCGGTGCGAGCAATCGGCACGCCGACACACACGAGATAGCCTTCTGGCGTCTCATGAATGTTTTCAGACAATTTTGTCGGCGTGAAATACTTCAAGATTAACTTTCTTCGACCGAACCTGTGTAAACAAATCTCAAGCCAATGACAGTGCCGTCGGCTGGAGCAGTCGCAACCAAAGTCGTAACTGAAGAACTTGTAGGAGCTAAGCAACGCAAAAGAGTCCAAGCTCCGCTACCATCAGTAGGATTACATGTGGTGTTAGGGTCTCCAATTACGTCGATCAACAAAGCACCTGAACCAGTTGCGGCGGGAGCTTCAACAACTCCCGTTCCCGATCCTGCAGAAGAAGTGATGGCTACAAATGCTGCGCCAACTGCTGGAACCACGTTAGGAGCAAGACCTAAAGTTTGCCATTGAGCCTCAGTCGTGGTTCCTACAGAAGTAATTATATATGGATTGTGCTGAGTAAGTCCCGAAGTCACATTGATAGGAGTTCCAGATACAGGAGATGCAAAACCTGAATAGCCGCCGATATAAGTTGGATGCGGTTTAGATAACTGGATATAAATATATCCAACAGCAGGATTAGGATTTCCTGTTGCCGGAGTTGCAGTGGTATGCATATAGACTTTAGCGTTTACATCGCCTTTGATTGTTCTAACCCCAAGTCCGTTACCATTTGCGCTATCGACGATAAAGTTAAGGTCAATTTGGTCTGAACCACCAATAATGTAATTATTGGATTGTTCCCCGTATTGATTTTTCAAAAGAATTGTCGGATATGACATTTTTGGAATTTCCCCTTTAGATCATTATTAACTGAATTTGGGAAATTTCTACTACCTTTTACTCATCTTGAAAAATAGGCTCGGCAAAGCATCGACAATTGGGAAAAGTTCCTGGGTGACCGCGCATACCATCGCTTAGTGTCGGCGGGGCATCCCATGAGAAGATTCGACCTTGTATCGCTCGCCCTTGGTAGACTCGATGAGAGTGACGAACGGCACCATCGTCAGAATTATGCCACCTGTATTGATTTGATCCTATTTTCATAGCGCGCGCCTGATTAATTGACGCATTGGCCCTAGCAGTTTCGGTCCGAGCGATAAGCTTGGCTCGATTGGTAGCAACTTCAGTACTCATGCCAAGTTCTTTTTTTAGCTGATCGATAACAGATTGATTCGGTATGGCACGTTTTCCTTCTAACGCTGCATTGAATGCAATTTCCTGCGCGCGCTGGCCTGCTTCGATTGGAATGGATTTAATGAGTGCAACCTGTTCATTCATCAAAGCATAGGCGACTGCGCCGACATCTTGCTCAGCCACTTGATGCTCGAGAGCAACGCCGATAGCTTTTGACTTATTGGTATAAGCTCTCTTGTTTGATTTTTGAACTTGCTCAAATAGTTTTGCAGATTGTCTCTGTGCCCATGGACCTATGAGCTCTGAGTAATCTTTAAGTGCTTTCTTCATCTGAGCTAAGTTCTTAATAGTGACGCCGTCAACGTGACTCTCAACCAAATGTCCTGACACGCGCGCGACTTTCTTAAGAGCTCTCAGAAAAGCACGCTCGGCCGAAGGGCTTGGCTTAAACTTTCCCTTTATCGTTTTGTCAGCCATCTCTTATACCACGGCTTAGAATCACCACCGAAACTCTTCACTGGCTTGGTTGAAGGATCAGTAGAAGGGTCTGGAGCATTGGGGTCTTGATCAGGCAAAGGCGGATCTTCATTTTCAGCCTCGTTGATTTGCTCATCTGTGATGTTCGAAAATGTCCCAGTATCAGCCGACGCATCCCTGAGCTCTTTAAGAGCTGTTGCTCTATCAGTGAGCCCTGATTCATAAGCCCCAACGACAGTTTCAGTTATGGTCTTCGCGTTCTGAGCTTTGTCGGTCGAGCTCATCTGCCAAAGTGGTGTGAATTGAAATTGTAAATCGTCAGGTGATGATTGTCCGAACGTTGAGCGCCAAAGAATCTTAAGAAGAGTTTCCATGGGAACGCGTAACTTTGCTTCCTGTTTAGCTTTAATAGAGTCATAATAAGTCCTGAGGACTGAATCGCCTGTGTCACCTAAGCCAGCTGGGGATTGTCCGAAAAGACGAGTGAGTGGGATTTCAGATGCACCGGAGAGCTGTTGACCGAATTGCAAAAGCATATCGGATAAACCAGCAAAGCTATAAGCAGTCGAAGCAAAAGTGTCGTTCTTATCGAGTAAGGTCAATCCTTCGTTGACCTGCATTTGGCGCATCATTTCAAAACTCTGAAGCAGACCTTCGTACGCGTCGCCGCCTGCTGCGATGACTTCACGAAGGTTTTCAATGCCAACGGTTCTTAAGTTAGCTCGGTCGATGAGCGACGCTGCTGAGAGTGTCGCGTTGTCGAACGAAACGAGGCGGTCCCACATACGCTCAAGGATTGATTCGCCCCAAAGCATCTCGGTTATCGCTTGAAAATAGGGAAGCTTGATACCATCAGACCTGAGCACTCGACTGTGATGAACATTGATTAATCCTGTGATAGCGTTGCCTGTAATGAACGTTCCTTTTTGTCCGAAGTCTGACTCAGACACTACATCAGTTACTATTTGATAATAGCGAGGCAATCCCATGTTTGGCCCTGAATCGATGAGCGGATTGAGTATAGGATTGAGTTGCCAACGGTCGTAAACGGTGAGACCTTTGAATTGGTCTTTTGCGACGGTTAAAGGATCAAGAGGCGTTGCCAAATCGTGCCCCTCAATCTGGATAACTGCAATAGAGCCGCCGTAGAGCCTGCCCCATTTTTCATTTGTGCAGATTGCTTGCCAGAGTTGAAGTTTAGAAATCGCTGATTGTATTTCTGATACTTTTTCGTCTTGTTCTGAAGTTGTAATCTCTATACCTGCGCGCGTCATGTCCTCTGCGACGGAATCGACCACAGCGCCCACAACCCAAGAACCCCGATAAGCAGTTTCAAGTAAAATTCTATTTCTTGTGACGAGATTATAAACATAAGTACCGGCCGAGAGCGTATTATCATTGTTAAGGCCTAAGCGCGATACGAAGTTATCAAAGCCATCGCGCACAGCAGCGTTTTTAAAGATTTGTTCTTTTTTAGGTGCCTTATCAACGGACAATGATTTGCGGGATGAACCTTTTTTGGACGGCATTTAATTTCCCCTCGGGTCTTTTCTCGGCAAGTGCCGACCAAACGTTTATCTTATTGGCTGATGATAGCATGTCAATGCAGGCATCCGATAGGCAATCAATTTGGTCATCGTGATCATGGGTCATGTCGGCCGAGAAGCTTTCGCACTCAGCTAGGAAATCATTTGTAAACGGTGCGTCTTCGGGCAAACACACGAGACCAGATTCGATATAGGGAAGTGCGTCCATAACTCGTGTGAGCTTGTCCTTGTCTCGCTCAATGCCCTCAACCTGTACGTTATAGGGATGAAGTTTGAGAGTTTGAATGAGACCGGTGCCTGAAGCTTTATCTTCGACCATCATTTTTCTGAGCTGTCCGAGTATGAGGACCTTATTCTTTAGCCAAAATTCAAAGGCCCGGCGCTGGAGCTCAGGCGCCTCCCACTTACCCCTGATCGAGTCAAGAAGATATAATTTACCGTCTTCGCCTAAGCCCCAACATTGGAAAACAGACCAGTCATTTGCTTCCTTCGTTTTCATAGCCGTGTCAGCATAAATCTTTCGATATTTTATTTTTGGCAGCACGGTGTAGCGTTTGAAGTGGTGGCCGTGAATGAGATTGCCGCCCAAAGCAATTGGCGTTTGCTGATATTGAGAGTTAAAAACGTGACGGCTTATTTTGGTACCCGATTGGTCGGCGCCATCACCACGTTCCATCGCTAAGAGTTGTTCAATTGGTTCTTTATATGGCCAATAGGAGAATCTGCCGTCCGGTGCGCGCATCTCGCTATCAATCATGTCCTGGTACTTTTTATCGAGCTTGGAGACAAATTCATCGGTCAACACAGCAGGAATTTTGACGATGTGCCAGTCAGAACCTAGGTTTCCGCCTTCTATAAACCCCACTGGATCATGTTGAGACAGTCTTTGCATGATCATGAGAATAGGCGTGTCAGGATTTGCCTTACGAGATTTCACCGTGGTAAGCAGTCTGCGATTCGCAGCCTCGAGCCTAACTTTAGAGAATGCGTCTTCTGGTTTTATTGGGTCATCACAATTACTTACTAGTAAAGCCTGATGATTGTGCTGTATAAAAAAGTTATGATTATCCTCAACGGCAATGCAAAAGGTACGTGATTCATGACCAATAATGGAAACATTCAATGGATACCGCTTAGCGGTTTTGATGGCTTTTATGAGGTATCCAACGTCGGAACTGTCCGAAGCTTGGCCCGACTTGTTCCTGTTAAAAATAGACAAAGACTCAGAAGAATTAGAGCCAGAAATATTCGAATTATGTTCGTTAAAACTGAACGAGGGTTTCGATATGGAACCTTCGGAGCCGCAAAAAACGGCACTGTTAAAACATTCCAGATTCATCAGGCCGTTGCGCAAGCTTTTATAGGACCTCAAGCAAATGGAATGGAAGTTAGACATCTCGATGGGAATAAGCGAAATAACCGAGTCGAAAATCTTGCATATGGTACTCGGCGCGAAAACGTTGATGATGCGATTCGGCTTGGTGAATATCTTATCGGTGAAAAGGCTATCGGCGCCAAGCTCACCGCTGACCACGCCAGAATGATTTTTACCTCTAATTTGTCCGCCAAAGAGCTTTCTAAAGAGTTTAATGTCTGCGAAGGAGTTATTTACTCGATTAAAAATCGTACAACCTGGAAGTCTGCCACGAATGGCATTCAACCCACTTTTAAAGGCAATCATCACGGCATTAGAAAACCAAAATGGTTTTGGGATTCGCATTATTCTTGCGGCAAGACTCCCAGTCAGTTGTCTGAGGAAATCGGAATGTCGTTTAAAGCGTGCCACCAAGCTTTCATGCGCTTCAAAACAAGGCAGAACATCGGTGATTAAAAGAAGCCTGGCCTCAACCCATCCTCTATTGTCCGTGAATATTTTGTGGTCAGGCGTGCACTCAATAACTGCGCCGTCCGAAAACTCTACTCTAAGTATTTTCGATCCTGGATTTTCGTGATGCTTTTTTATTTTCTTTAACTCTACCGAGCCCGTCTTTTCGTTATACGAATATATCTTCGTGTCTTTGCGTCGATCGACGATATCACCAATCTTCATTGGTCCACTCTCTGTCGCGACCATTGCATCGTACGGAAAGCAGATAATAGCCCCGCTGAAACCTTCCACCATGTGGCCCGCGCGGAATCCGGTGATCTGTCCGCCTAACGACGTGGCGTAGACTCCGCCAGCAATCTGTCCGTTAACCATTACGTTCCAGCGCTTCTTAGCATCTGCGTCTTCGGCAATCTGCAACGGCCAAAGGGATTGATACTCATCCGAGCGAATGATATCGCGGGAGGTGGCCGAGTTAAGCGAAGCAAGGGAGTCCGAGCCCGAGAGATGAAGAAATCTCGAGCGCGGATTCACGGCCAACCCCCGCGCAATAAAGTTTATCACAGCCTCTTCGGTTTTTGATGAGCCCGGTGGCACGCATATCGCCACGTTTTTGACTTTACCGTCAATGATCGATTGGATTGTGTCAGCGATTAAATGGTGATGCCAGTTGATTCTGAATTTAATACCTTGTCTGAGTTTGAAAAAATAGCGAGTGAAGAACAGATGGTCCATTTCGCATTTGGCGCGAATGATCTGCCGATCGATATCGTCATACATCTGATTCGATTTGCGTGAGTCTAGTTTTCAGTTCTTCATTTGAGACAGCCGAGATTGCTAGACCAACTGGCTTAGCTGCATCGCCTGTTAACTCAATTCGCTCTTTTACTTTTCCAGCAATGCGGTCCAAAATAATATTAAGAGCGTGCGCATCTCCACGCTGCATGGCTTTCGCAACCACTGAAGCGATGAGAACTTTGAGAGCAGGCGCAGTGTCGTCTTTTGCAATTGCCTGCAGCTCTGGCAAATTGCCCTCAAGGATGAGAGTACCAATCTCTGCAACCTGCTCGTTGGTGAGCGCCTTCAGCTTACGCATCACTGGATTGTGCTTGCGTCCACCTTCAGGATTTCCGCTTTGCCCTTTTTTATAAGGGCGCAGGTTAAGAGTGCCTTTGTGAATACTTTTGTTTTGCAGTGGGTCCATCCACTGCAATTATAGCTCAGTAGCCTAGTTTTTTCCGATAAGCTGTTTTGCGACGATTGTGACCAATGGCAAGCTTGTCTAAAATGCTTTTCTTCACATGGAGAATCTCGGATAGATCCCCCGCAAGCCGATCACTGAAGTGCGCCGAATGGCTATCGTTCTCAAGAAGGCCTAAATAGCCCGAAGTAATCTTGAGCTTCTTTGCGAGCCTTTCGCGAGTGAGCTTTAGTTTTGTACGGTTTTGAACAATGATGTCGCCAAGTGTTATTTTTTTCATCGCTACAGTATACTGCGGTGCGTTAAATAAGGCAAGCCTTTTTACCAGTAAAAGCTTCCCAACGGCTGGTTATAACATCGCAATATTTTGGGTCTAGTTCCATCATGAAGCATTTGCGCCCAGTTTTTTCGCAAGCGATTAAAGTCGTACCACTGCCTCCGAAGATATCCAATACAGAACCTTTGTTCTTCCCTCCGGAAATAATCGCTTCGATTAAGCTGACGGGTTTGGGACAAGTATGCTGACCCTTCAAATCCGGCTCAATTTGATGAGTCTGCTCGAAGAAATCAAAATCGTATCGATTCTCCGGTTTCCCCCATATGAAAAGCGGTTCCACTTTTCTAAAATGAGATACTGAACCGCCGGTTCGCTTGTTCCTACATAGCCAGTAAAATGTATCTTTGGGCTCTTGTTGATACCAAAATAAATTGTAAGCCCAACCAGTGCTGATGACGATAAAATCACTTTGAAGCCGCAAACAATGGAACCAATCTCGACAAAAATCTTTATATTCATCTCCAGTAGTATCTTTATGAGAATTGTATTTAAAACCTATTCCATACGGCGGATCAGTGAAAACCATGTCGGCCTTTTGCCCGTCCATGAGCCGTTCAAACACATCAATCGACGTCGAATCACCGCAGACCAACTTGTGATTTCCGAGTTGCCAAATATCTCCAAGCTTTGTCCGAGGCTCGACAACCTCCGGCACCTCGTCGTCTGGAATGAGTCCCACAACCTCGGGCTTCTTTAAAAGCCCTTCGCGCTCCAGTGCGTCAAACATGGTGAGGTCTAGGTCAAAATTCATATCCGAGAGTGACTGCATCATTTCCGAGAGCTGCGCCATATCCCATTGCCCCGCACCCTGATTGGCAGCCAGATTGGCAGCAAGCTCTTTTGACTCATCCCAATCGACTTCGCGGTATTTGAACGACTCCCCATTAAAGAGCACGTAACCCTCGTTTGTACCCGTGCGAATAAGTTCGCCGTCCATAACCTTTTGGCGTTGATGACCGCCTATAAGGCGATTCGTGCGGCGATTGAAAACTATGCAGCCGAGGTCACCAAACTCTTTTAGCGAGCGCTCGAGTGCCTTGAGCTTGTCCTTAGACGCTTTGCGGGGGTTCTTTGGGTTCTGAGCTAGGTCTGAGAGCTTCATTGCGGTCTCGATCCGAGACGAATACGAGTGATCGAATATGCTCCTGTCGAAATTTTGAAGCCTAAAAAATCGTTAAACATTTTTATGGCTACATTCTTTTTTATTTTGATGTTTTTTAAACGCCAACTTCTCGCGTCATAAATAAGTAAATTTTTAAATTCTTTTTCGATTTTCAAAGAAATTATTGAGTCTTTTTCCATGAGAAAAACATAACATTTTTTTCGAAGTGACCCAAGTGACCCTTTTTAAGCTCACCCTGGCCTATATGTCGTATTTATATCGCTGTACGATATAACGCCATATGTCTTATTAGTCGTTTTTCTCAATATACATAAAAAGGGTCACTTGGGTCACTTCCTTAATAATATTATAAACTTAAAAGGTCACAAAAAGGGTCACCGAAAGGTCACCGAAAGGTCACGGCGTTTTATGCGAACATGCGAAAGGTGACCCAAGTGACCCAAAGTGATTTAAATTTTATAGATTAAAAATAGACAATTCGGCTTCGTCACTACGTTTTATCCGTAGCCCGAAGTAGTGCTTGCCGGTATTAGTTTTTTTATGTTCAACGGGCCATTTATAGGTGGCAATAATTTCGCGAAGAGCACGACCTAAAACCGTACTACTGAGAGGTTTACGACCCTCTCTCGAGCACCAACGAAGATAGTTTGGATAAAGCTGTGTGTCGGCAAATTCAAACTCGCCATTAGATAATTTCTTGAGTGTACCGTTCTTGAGCGAACTTTCGCTCGATAATATTAAACTGTCTTCTATCCATTGACCCACTGCATTAGTGTCAACGAAAGCTTGATTCCTAAATTTCGAATTTATATTTGTAGCGGCAGTAAGAACACTTTCAATCCACTCTTCTGGAATATCTAAAAGTCTATTAACAAGCCCGGGAAGTTCTTTTTCAAGTTTTTCGTTGATTCGGCTATCAGTTACCTTAAGCGGTTTTTCTATTGAAACTGTAATTCGCCTGCGTGCAATGGCAGTCGACTTATCGTCAAATTGAATAGGCGTATTGGCTGCGACAATAACCATGCCGTCAAAAACAAACGGTTCGCCGACATCTTTATTTTTTAACTCGTAGCGCAATGGGTCTTGTCCGGTAAGCGATTTAAAAATATCGGTCGAATGTGAGTAATGCTCTGCGTCCGTAATAAAGACCAAACGCTTACCGAAAAATCCTGCCGTTTCAAAGCGAGAACCCATATTGCTCATTGAAGTAATCATGGCATTTTTTAGACCCACGAGTTTTTGAGCAATTTTAATGTATGTAGTTTTCCCGGTGCCCGGGTGACCGATCAATTCAAGATAACGCTGTAGATCTGCGCGCCCGCGCATTAAAGCAGCAAGGAAAACCAAAAGGATTTCTTCTTGATGAGTATCGCCATGAGACAATTCTTTTAGAAAAAGATCAGTGCGCGGACATTTTGCGTCAGGATCATAAGCATAAGGTACATGCCAATTGAAATAAAATTCAGGAGAATGTGGATGTAAAATCATTGTGCTTAGGTCGAGCATGCCGTTAACGAAAGGTAAAATTGTTTTACTAGAGTTCCATTCCACACGTTGAGTTAAACGGCGCTTAGTGGCATCGAAAAAAGGTTTATATTTACCCATGCCATAGCCGTCCGGGTAACCGCAATCCATTGTTCGCATAAACATTGTGTCGATATCGGAATCTTCGGCAATGTGCCAGACCTTATCGAAATGGTACCAAGACTTTCGATTAGAATCGAAAAGCACCCTACCCTCGCAGGCCACTTTCATTTTAAGCGAATCGAGAGAATCTTTTCCGGTGAACATGTCTAGAACGATTCCATCGGTATCACGCTTGACGATTTCAGCAGTTTCAAGCGCCGCCCTAGTGGCCTCTTCACCAATATCGTTAAAGTCTGAACCCTCGACTGGGCACAGTTTCACTTCGCCGTTAACCGCAAGCGCTGCACGCTCGGCTGCCTTTATGCCCGTCTCATCGTTATCGGCACAAATAATAATGTGCGCCTGCGAGTTCACACCAACTATGGCGCGCGCGCAGTGCTCTAAGTTTCCCGCACTGAACGCGCACACGAAACACCCATCAACAAGCGCTTGTGCAATCGTTGCGGTTGTTGCGAAGCCTTCGGCAATGTAAATGACGTCACTCGTGCGCACGTCACCCTTGAGGGCGTGAAATAGCCCATGTACTGCTGTGCCAGAGATAAACTTGCGATCGACGCCGTCACTAGTGGTCCTTTGCACGCCACGTAGCTCGCCTTGAGCATTGTACATTGGGATGGCTAAGTGCGCGCCCATCTTTTCATCTGCGCTCGGACGTGCTCCGAAGAGCTCACGGATGCCCTTGCGTTTGAGATAAGGAGTAAGACATCTACCGTGCTCGCACGCCTTCATTCTAGCCACGGCGTCTATGGCCGCGCGGTCGGCCTCTTCTGCTTTTTGCTTTTCAATGTCGTCGATGAGCTTTTTTTGTTCTTGAGCGAATCTTTTTTTGTGCTCAGTCGGAACCTTGGGCGAAAAAACATGATGCTCACCTGTCCGCCAATTTCCGAATGTGGCAACGATTAAGTCGCCATCGATTCGGTTGCCGATAAGCCATGCGGAATTTTTATGGTCCGTTTTGTCGAAAGGGAACCGATAAAATTTGCCATTGAGTACAATTTCAGGCGGGTGAAAGCCTGCCTTGGCCATTTCATTTCGAAGCTCGTTTATCATTGGGTTTTCAAGAGTTAAGCACAAGTTTCGAGTTTGTCGATAACGTCACTAACATCAAAAACGCACCGCGCAACGATATAGATTCCGCCGCGCTCTCGCACCATTCGCTCGAAATTCTTCTGTGAATCACGCTGCGTGTCATTGCCAACTTTACACTCTATGCAGAGCAGTTTTCCGTAAGGTCCGACGATGCCTAGAATGTCTGAGCTACCTGTGAGACCGTACCTAATAACAGAGCTTCCACGCATCGCGCGCGCGACACCAGTTTCATTTCGCCACGCTCTGACATTTGTTCGCTGACTCAGCGCGATAAGAATTTCAGAAATTAGATTTGAATGTTTGGTCCCCATGTTTACAAAGTCCTTCCCTCTCGTTAGTAAGCTCTCATGAAAAACAATTTAGAGCTAGTCACTCCAAGAAAAATGCGTGAATGGTTACGCCGCATCGGCAAGTCGCAAAATTGGTTGGCAAAGCAAATTGGAATCAGTTCCGCTGGAGCTGCGGCATGGAATCGGCGCGGCGGAATAAGTTACAGGGCACAAATATTAATTTGGGAAATGATGAAAGGAAATTATGGCGAGTCTGCTCAGCAGTGCAACAAAACAAAGAATACCGAAACCGCATAAAATTGTGGTCTACGGTGTCCCGGGCATTGGTAAGACCTCGTTTGCAGCCAGTGCTCCGGACCCGATCGTTATCGGAACCGAGGACGGCTCAACTCGCTACGGGGCAACAGAAACTCCCGTAGCGAAAACGATTGATGATGTCGAAGACACTCTCAAGGATTTATTAAAAACGGAGCAATACAAAACTGTCGTTATTGACGCGCTCGATGGCATCGAGGCACTTTGCGATGAGTCCGTGTGTCGAGAGAGGAAAGTAAAATCAATAGAAGACATTGGCTATGGCAAGGGAACCGTCATGTCGAATGAGAGGTTTGCTGCGCTAGTCAAGATATTTGAAGATCTTCGAACCTCAGGACGTAATGTTATTCTGATAGCGCATTCACACGTGAAAACGGTGAATGATCCGACTCAGCCGGCAGCCTATGACCGACATCAATTAAAGCTACGTGAAAAGAACTCGGCAAAGGTTTCCGAGTGGGCCGACGCGGTACTTTTCGCGACTTATGAGATGTTTGTAAAAACGGAAGGAAAATCGATCAAAGGAAAAGCCTATGGGGACGGGAAACGAGTTGTCTATACAGAGAGGCGTCCGGCGTGGGACGCAAAGAACCGGGACGGATTGCCTCTCTGTATGGGGCTTTCGTGGCAGGACTATGAGTCAGCGCTTAATCGGCCAGGGCCGGAGATTGCGGCAGGACTGCGCAACAGCGCACTCGAGACAATTGAGCTCTATCGTCCGAAAAACGAAGAGCTCGCAAACTTAATGAAAAAATCAATTTTAGACGCCGGCGACAATGTGGAGCTTCTGCGTGAAATACTTAACAGAATAATGGTGAGGACAGAACAATGAGTAAACTCGAACAAGGAACGCATCTCTGCAAAATTACAACCTATGGAATGATTATTGATCCCGAAGGAAAAAAAACCGACAGCATTTTCGTTGAGTTCGAAAACAAGGACGCGGCGAGCATCACTTGGTTTGGTTATCTGTCTGAGAAGGCAGCACCTTATACAATCGAAAAGCTCGTTAAGATTTTTGGCCTCATGGCCGAGCCGAACGAGATGGCGGGCTACCTTGAGCGCATAGCGGTTGAGGGGTTTGATTCAGGACTTCTCAATACAGAAAAAGAATACGAGCTCGTGGTGGAAAACGAAACCTATGAGGGCAAAGTCCGTGCAAAAGTTAAGTACATCAATGACCCCGGCGCGCCGGCTCGATTCGGAAAAATCGCAGCCGAGCAAGTCAAAGGTAGATTCGCTGGCCTCAATTTGCCCGGCGTGGTCGCTGCGATGAAGGTGCCGGCCTTCAGACCTAAAGAAGATAAAACGAATATACTTTTTTAATTGATTTCTCTCAGACATGTGCCCGTTTGGGAGGGAGTTCGCCTAATCAAGTTTGCCCCGTCTTGTAAAAAATGGGGCGTTTAAGGAGACATTATGAAAACAATCACCATTCAACTTTCACAAAAAGATGCAGCCGATTTGATTTCTGCAAAGATTCCAAACCGCATCACGGCAAAGATTCTTCACGCAATGCGCGGGACTGAAGTTAAGAAGAGAAAAGTCAAAGATGCTCAGACCGTACCAGCAACAAGCGTTGGATGAAATTAGAGGAGAATTCGCCGCAGGTCGCAAAAAGCTTCTTTTGCATCTTGCGACTGGCGGAGGGAAAACCGTTGTGTTCTCAGAAATTCTAAAAGGCGCGTATGAAAAAGGATCGCATGCTTTGGTTTGCGTCCGAGGAAGGAAGATCGTTGACCAAGCACACAAGCGCTTGGAGCGCGAGAACGTTCCTCATGGTGTCATGATGAACGGACACAAGGCATATCGACCATCTGAAAAAATTCAGGTTTGCTCAATCGACACGGTTATGTCACGGTCGATTAGACCCAGGGCCGACATCGTTGTCGTCGATGAAGCGCATATGGCAGTCTCCGAATCGTTTAAAGAGTTCTTGTACCACTACAAGGACAAATTTATTTTAGGCGTTACAGCGACTCCGTTTCAGGAAAAATCACTTCGCCATATTGCCGATCACGTTGTTTATCCAATTAAAATATCGGATTTGATTGATCAGGAGTTTTTAGTCGACGGTAGATATTTTGCGCCGTCAACTCCTGACTTAAGTGGAATAGCTGTATCGCGAGCGACTAATGATTACGTAGTGAACGAGCTTGCTGAAAAGATGAGTGAAAGCGCTTTGGTCGGCGACTTGGTGACCGAATGGAAACAAAAAGCCGTTGGGATGGCAACACTTTGCTTTTGCGTGAACGTACAGCACTCGAAAATGGTTTGCGAAACTTTTAAGGCTGCAGGCATTGCAGCTGAGCATGTTGATGCCGATGCGTCGGACAACGAAAGGCAAGCAGTCATTAATCGACTAGAGTCAGGCGTTACGAAAATAGTCTGCAGCATCGGAACGATGACCACTGGCGTTGACATTCCTTTTCTTCGCTGCATTGTTTTCGCTCGTCCTACAAAGAGCTACAACCTTTATGTTCAAATGCTCGGACGTGGCACTCGTCCGTTTCCCGGTAAAGATAGGTTTTTAGTTTTAGATCACGCAGGCAATGTCACAAGACATGGCACGTTCAGACAGGTCGATTTGGCTGTGGCGTCGATTGACGGTAAACCAAATATTCCGAAGCTTCGAACAACGACCTGCAGTGCTTGTACGGTCTGTGAATGAGTGTCCAGAGTGCGGAGTCGATTTGCGCAAGCCGACTGACATAGCGGCTCGCTCTGTTGAATGGGTCGACGGGGAGCTGAAAGAGCTCACTGAGAGCCCAGAGCAGTTCACCTTGAATCAGTTAAAAATAACTCAAAAAGCAAAAGGCTATAAGCGTGGTTGGCTTTTTTATGAGATGGAAAAAAGGTTTGGAACCGAAGTAGCAAATCGTCTTGTGCCTAAAAGGATTATACCAATATGGAAAATGTAATTGATCAAAGAACAAATGAGTGGATGAATTGGCGCGCGCTCGGAATAGGCGGCTCCGATGTCCCCTCTGTGCTGGGAATCTCTCCGTACAAAACGGCTCACAAATTATGGTTAGAAAAAACTGGTCAAGTACAGGCCGACACGACAGAAAACTGGGCGATGAAACGAGGCAGCCTTAATGAGCCCGTCGCTAGGGCGCAAATCGAGTTGATTACAGGCAAGGCTTGGCCGCCCGATTTGGTTGTCGATCCGGTCAAACCACATTTCAGAGTTTCGCTTGACGGGCAATGTGGCGACGAAATCGTCGAGATTAAGGTGCCGGGTCTCGAATATATTTTAAAAGTAGAGGCCGAAGGGGTTAAAGCGATTAAGCCCGACCATATGGCGCAAATGCAATATCAGCTCAGAATCACGGCTGCCAGGATTTGCCATTATGTTTTATTTCATCCGGAAACTCAGAAATTTGTTTCCGTTCTTGTGAATCGAGATGAAGCGCTGATTGCTAGCATTGAAATAGCAGTCGACAAATTTTGGGCTCATGTCATCGCAAAGACTGAGCCCGATTCTGAACGCGTGGACAGTGCGTTTTTAATGTACGCCAAAGAATATAGAGAGCTCGTGTCGACGATTTCTTTACTCGAAAAAAAGCTCGAAAAGGCGAAAACGGCTCTTATTGCATATGGAGACGTCTGCGCCGCGGGCCTTAAAATAACAAGCTATGAAGTTAAAGGCACCGTCGACTATAGTAAAATCAATGCTTTGTCAAGTGTGAATTTAGACGATTTCCGTAAACCAGCGAGAATACAGCACAAGATAACAATTATTTGACACTAACGGCGGGTTAGTGTATATTAAAGGAGTGGTCGTAGTTGACCGCAAAAAAGGAGCCTCGAAAATGAAAACTCAAACAGCAATCCTAGCCTTAGTATTAATCGCCTGTCAGGCGCCCCAAGCCCCTACTACGGTGCCAAACACACCGACCCCTTCAACTGGCACCACCACAACAGACACGGGCACAACGACTACCACAAACCCCGTCATTCAACAGACCGCAACGCCAATCACGCTCACCTATTATACGCTGGCCATAACGCCCTATATCTCGGGCATTGGCGCCACAGTCCCGATGACAGCTTATTGTGTCGTTTACTCAAATCAAACCTATTGCTGGGACAACGGAATTCAAACAAAAACGCTCCACACCGGAAGTCAGAGTGAATCTTTTAATTTTAGCTTTTGGGGTATGACCCTGGCCGACACCGCTCTCGCAATCCCCTACGGGGCATGCTCTGGTGACTGTCAGACTGACTTTATGAATGTGCCGACTTTGATGACAGCTAACCTTGAAACCTCAGCCACTGACGCGCAAGAATCGCCGGCTTATGTTTTAGCCAACGGCACTGCAGCTCAAGTCAGCTGCACTTTGAGCTCAGACCAATCGACTCTTAATTGCGGCGCTTTTTCGGTGGCTTTATGAGCTACACACCTGGACCTCCAGCGTTTGGATAGCCTTCAATGAGAAAAATAGCCAAAGACTTTTGGGTTGAGGGCAATCGGCGGGTCAAGCTTCCGATTCTTCTCAAGCTGACTGACCAAGAAATTCAAGACCTGCTTTCAGCGCTTTGTTATTTTTGTCAGAAATACCCAACTAAAGGTGCGGTCGAAACGAAAAAAGCAATGAAGAGACTTTTAAAAAAACTTTGGAACTTTTCGGCGGTCTAAAGGGGCACCCAATGGGCTCGACCCTAAAGACCAACTAACTTGTGTCGCTCCGAGCAAGGCTGAACTTCGGAGCAACTTTTATCATGGAGGATAAATTAAAATGAAAGCGTTTCACAATGATCAAAAAATCAAAGACAAATATCTTACGCGTGTGAAGGCTCACGCCGAAGCAGATGAAATCATCAAAGGCAAATACTGGGAAAATGGCAAAGGCTGCGCGGTGGGCTGTACAATTCATGGATCGGATCATCATGCGTATGAGACCAAACTTGGCATTCCTCAGTGGCTTGCCGCAGTTGAAGACACTTTATTTGAAGGAATGTCGGAAAACAAAGCCAAGGAGTGGCCTGGACTGTTTCTCGATGCAATTCATGTCGGTGCGGATTTAGATAAAGTAAAAATTCCGTTTATTCTAAAAATTCTAGAAAGAAATCTGCGCTCTATTGATTCCTGTGTTTATGATTCTAATAAATTTCCAGAAGTGAAAAAAACATCTGACGAATGTCGTGCTGCAGTGGTTAATATTATTGACGCTTTTCAACATGGAAATCAAATGGCGGCGGACTCGGCGGCGTACGCGGCGGCGCGCTCGGCGCGCTCGGCGGCGTACGCGGCGGCGTACTCGGCGCGCTCGGCGGCGGACTCGGCGCGCTCGGCGGCGTACTCGGCGCGCTCGGCGGCGGACTCGGCGCGCTCGGCGGCGGACTCGGCGCGCTCGGCGGCGGACTCGGCGCGCTCGGCGGCGTACTCGGCGCGCTCGGC